GACCACCTTAGCGAAGATTGGCGGCCTTGCGGCACACGCTTCAATAAATGACGGGTCAGGGACTCCAGTAGTCAGGGACGGCGGCTTCAACATCGCCTCTGTTGTTCGCGGAGGTTCTATTGGACGATACGACTTTACATTTACCAACGCTCTACCAACGGCAAATTACAGAGTTGTTATAAGCGCCCAGTTTAAAGGTTTTATCACATGGGACATCAAGGCCACAACAGGGTTTTCAATATTTGTTACAAACACATCTGCCGCAGACCAATGGGCACCATTCGACATTGATGTGGTAGTCATTGGCGGTGACATTTAATGACGCCAGACTGCACACTTCAGCCGCCGACTCGTGAGTGCCGATGATTGACTTCCCAGAGGTGTTAGCGCCTCTGTTTGAGCCGTACCGATACAAGATATTGCATGGTAGATTAATTTTACGAGACAACATTACACAACTTATATACAAAGGGAATTGGAATGAGTGAGATACCATCGCGTGACTTCGGAAAGCTAGAAGCCACGGTAGAACAATTAGAAGATAGGCTGGAGAAGACGGTAGCTCACTTTGAAGGGCGCATGGAAAAGCTGACAACAGCAGTTGAAAATCTCACCGTTGCTCTCAATCAAGCTAAGGGTGGCTGGAAGATGCTCGCTGGCGTAGCTAGTGCCGCTGCTATTTTAACAGCACTTGTTTTAAAATTTACTGGATTTCTTAAGGGACTATAATGAAACTATTTAAGGGTTGGAAGACAATTACATTTAACGTGCTTGTTATTGCGCTTGCCCAATGGGGCGATGTACAGCGAGTAGTGGAATACGCATTTAACGGAAACGAAGCAATGGCGCTGTCGGTTCTTGGCGTTATTAACATCGGCCTGCGATTGATTACTACGAGCGCAGTTGCTGGCATGTGGATTAGCAAAGGAGAACAAAATGGCGTGGAAGTTCGGAAAGAAAAGCCTTGAGCGTTTAGCTGGCATTAAAGAGCCCATGCAGGCTCTTGCTAAAGCTGCCATTGTAGACAGCCCGTATGACTTCAACATCACTTGTGGACTGCGTACAGTGGAAGAGCAGAAAGTGCTAGTAGCCACAGGCAAGAGCAAGACAATGAAGTCTAAGCACCTCACGGGAGATGCCTTTGACATTGCCGTGTTTGTTGACGGCAAGCTGACATGGGATTTGAAATACTATAAAGCTGTTGCTACACATATTAAGAAGGTGGCTGCAAAGCTCGGCATCAAAGTTGTATGGGGCGGAGATTGGCAGTCGTTCATTGATGGCCCTCACTTTGAGCTGAGTAAATAATGCCTATTGTATTACATTTTCTTTCTAGTGCTTGGGAGCTGCTGAAGAAGGTTCCCCTGAAAGTGTGGCTTGTTATTGCATTGCTCATTGGTGTTTTGTACTATGGACACAAACGTTATGACCAAGGCTATGAAGATGCAAAGGCAGACACAGCTCTTGAAGTTGCCACGGAACGTGCACTTGCTGAAGAGGCTCGTAGGAAGCTTGAACAGAAGTACAATGAACAAGCAAAGCAATTCATTCTGGAGAGGGATAAAGAATATGCAAAACGTGATAAAGTTATTTCTGATTGGCAGTCTGGTAGGCTGCGCCTCAAAGCCCGTTTCCTACCCCAAGCCTGTTCCGCCAGCGGAGATAATGCAGGAACAGAAGCCGGACTTCTTGGAGAGGATGTGCAATTTCTTATTCGAGAAGCCACAAGAGCAGACGCAATCGTGCAACAGCTCACAGCCTGTCAAGGACTAATTAAGAATGACTACGAAGCAACGAAGTGATTTTCTAGATACGATGGGTAGATATAAAACCCAAAGCCTATTCCTAGAGACAGCCTATGACCCAGAAGCCTTCTTCACATTCGATGACGTAGACAAGCTGTATAAGGGCAAGACATACCTGAGCCTGAAGCGCCTGTATCTGGAGATGGAAGACGTAACAGAGTATGCCTTTGCTGACGCACATCTTGCTGGCTGGAATCACTGGAAGAAGATTTGTGGTAATGCCGACCTTCGCAAAGAGATTGAAGCGTGGAGAGAAGAGCTAGAGCTGAAGCTTACAGCTCGCCACTTGAAACAGATTCAGAAGCTCGCAGAAGACGGCAATTACAATGCTGCAAAGTATATGGCTAATAAAGAGTATGGGACAGGCAAGGGCCGTCCTAGCAAGTCAGATAGGGAAGGCGCTTTGAAGAAAGCAGCCATGATTGATACAGAAACCAAAGAAGAGAGTGCACGTATCCTGTCACTCGTAAAAGGAAATAACAATGGCTAAACTTACACTATTTGACTTGGCAAGCGGTAGCTTCACAGTTGACCTGCTGAATGCCAACTTTGCTTTGATTGAGACTGCTCTGGAAAACACCCTGAGCCGCGATGGGACAGTTCCTAACACGATGTCTGCTTCTTTGGACATGAACAGCAACCGCATCCTGAATCTGCCTACAGCCGCTACAAACAGCGAGCCTGTGACATTGGGACAGCTTACAGCCCTTAGCACCCTCGTGCTGTACACCCCTGAGAACCACGTCCATGCTTGGACTGAGATTACAGGCAAGCCCACCACATTCACCCCAGCTGCGCACACGCACGTTAAGAGTGACGTGACAGACTTGGTGAGTGATTTGACAGCCCTTGACACACGCTTGGATACGCTTGAGGCAGAGCCTAAGATTTGGGTTCAGTCAGGAACACCCACTGCAGTTGCTGGTCGTGAAGACCTCTGGTTCTGGTGACTTATGGCTGGTAAACGCTGGAACGGGTCGACTTGGGTTGACCATGCTACAAAGAAGCGTTGGAACGGCTCAACATGGGTGGACTTAACTATTGCTAAACGCTGGAATGGCAGTTCGTGGGTGGATATTTATGCAGGCGGTACTGGCATTCTATTAAATCCTACAACAAGCAGCTTCACAGATACGCTCTCCTGCGACAATCCTAGCGGCTCCTGTCCGTTGTCAGACTCGCAGAGTGACACAGTTACATACGCTGCCTCTGGTGGTACAGGCCCCTACACAGTGACTGCTGTTGTCTCTACAGGCCCCGCCTTGACAATCTCTGTGGATAACGTAGGCTTTGTCATTACGGCTAGCACTACTGTTGGGCGAAATGACGTGAAGGAAGGCGAGATTAAGGTTACAGTTACAGACTCGCTTGCTGCTTACGCAGACTTTTACATTCCATTTAACTTTAGCTATGTATACACTCAGGAAAGTCAACCACCACCGTTTGACCCAGACCCACCACCGATGGAAGGGCAGGAGCAGTTTTAATGAGTTTAACACAAGATGAGATTAGACAAGCAGCTGAGTCAGATTTAGAGGTGTTTATTGGGCTTGTAGCTCCCCATCTTTTGATTGGCGAGTGCCACAGAGAACTAATCCGCTGGTGGACTAGCTCGACACGCAAAGACAACGTGATGGTGTTGCTGCCCCGTGGTCACTTGAAGAGCATGCTGATTGCCTACAAGACCGTCTGGGAGCTCACCAAAGACCCTACAGAAACTATCCTATACGTGTCTGCTACAGCCGACCTTGCAGAGCAACAGCTGGCCTTGATGAAAAACATCCTGACTAGCAAAACCTATCTCAAGTATTGGCCTGACATGGTGCATCCGCAGGAAGGTAAGCGGGAGAAGTGGAGCCTGAGTGAGATTTGTGTTGACCACCCGCTTCGTAAGAAGGAGGGCATTCGTGACGCTTCGATTAAGACGGCTGGCCTGACTACAAACATCACGGGATTCCACGCAACTAAGGTGAAGCTGGACGACGTAGTGGTTCCTAAGAATGCTTACACAGAGGACGGCAGGCAGGCAGTGGCGGCTATCATTAGCCAGATTGCTTCGATTAAAGTGCCGGACGCTAGGATGGATTGTGTGGGCACTCGCTACCACGGCAAAGACCAGTACACTACGTTCCTCAAGCAAAGCTACTTTGTGTACGAGGATGACGACAGCGATGACCCGACAAACGAAGAGTATGTCTGGGATAGCTGGATTAAGGTTGTAGAAACAGACGGAGAGTTCTTGTGGCCTAGAGCCCGTCGTGCTGACGGCAAGCGGTTTGGATTCGATAGGAATGTCCTGAGTAAGATTAAGGCAGAGTATGAAGACAAAACGCAGTTCTATGCGCAGTATTACCAAAACCCTAACGACCCGTCCAACCTTCGCATCTCAACAGACAAGTTTCAATACTTCGACGTCAAGCACGTTACAAACGAGCCGGATGGTTGGTATTTCAAAGACCGCCGCCTTAATGTATTTGCTGCAATTGACTTTGCATTCTCGACAAAGGCAAAGGCTGACAGCACAGCTATTGTGGTTATTGGCATGGATAGTGAGTCCAACATCTACGTACTGGATATTGACAGGTTTAAGAGCGACAGGATTAGTGACTACTTTAACGCGATTCTAAGGATGTACCAGAAGTGGGGCTTTAGAAAGATTCGCTGCGAAGTGACTGTAGCCCAGCAAGTGATTGTCCGTGACCTCAAAGAGAACTACATCTCTCGACAGGGACTTAACTTGGTGGTGGATGAATACCGCCCAAGCAGACACGAGGGCAATAAGGAAGAGCGCATCGCTGCCACCCTTGAACCTAAGTATGACAACCAGAAGGTGTGGCATTACAAGGGAGCCTACACAGCAGCCTTGGAAGAGGAACTAATGCTGGAGAAACCACCGCACGACGATATTAAGGATGCCCTAACAGCGGCTATTGACGTAGCCACTCCGCCCCTGAGAAGAGGTAACAAGATGAAGAAAACTAACGTATTGCAATTTAATAGCCGATTTGGAGGCGTAGCCGCATGAGTGTTAAAGTAGCTGAAATTAAGAACATACTGCAACCTCACAGCTTGGCTAGTGAAATTGCCTATATGTGGGACAATCTCACGACACAGCGTAGAACATGGGTTAGCGAGAAAGAAGAGTTGCGCAATTACATCTTTGCTACGGATACGACAAAGACCACTAACGCCCAACTGCCGTGGAAGAACAAAACCACAATCCCGAAGATTTGTCAAATTCGTGACAATCTTCATGCCAACTATGCTTCTGCCCTGTTTCCCAACGACAATTGGTTTAAGTGGGAAGGCTATTCTAGGGATGCTGTAACCAAGCAGAAGCGCAACGCCATTGAATCCTACATGAGCAACAAGATTAGGCAAAGTGGCTTTAGGTCTGAAGTTTACAAGCTTTTGTATGACTTCATCGACTACGGCAATGCCTTCTGGGATATTGTCTTTGTGAATGAAACCCACAAGGATGCCGATGGCAATGTGATTCAGGGCTATCGTGGCCCCAAGCTGAAGCGCATCAGTCCCTATGACATCGCCTTTAACCCGATGGCCTCTAGCTTCAAAGAGAGCTACAATATTGTCCGTACCCTCAAGACTGTAGGGGAGCTCAAATGGGAGCTTGACAATATGCCAGAATTGGGTTATAATAGGGATATAATTCAGGAAGTAGATAAATATAGAAAAACCCTAGGAGCTTATGCTACAGAGGATGTTTCTAAGGCTGTTGCCCTTTCTGTAGATGGCTTTGGTAATTTCTATGACTACCTGCAAAGCGGCTATATTGAGGTGCTGGAATTTGAAGGCTCCATCAATAACAAGGACACTGGCGAATATCTCCAGAACGTCCTGATTACGGTTGTAGACAGGTCTAAGGTTATCCGCGTAGTCCCCATGCCCTCATGGATGGGTAAGACCACTAAGGGCCACGTACAGTGGCGTATGCGTCCTGACAACCTTTATGGTATGGGGCCTCTGGACAATCTGGTGGGTATGCAGTATCGCATCGACCATCTGGAGAACCTCAAGGCTGACGCAATGGACTTGGCTGTCCATCCGCCTCTGGCGATTACAGGCAGTGTTGAAGAGTTTGAATGGGGCCCATCTGCTGAGATTTACATTGGCGAAGGCGGCAACATTCAGGAGCTGGGCAGAAGCTTGCAAGGCGTGATGGCTGCTAACAATGAAATTGTAATGCTTGAGCAGAAGATGGAAGAGATGGCAGGTGCTCCCAAGCAAGCTATGGGCATCCGCACACAGGGCGAGAAAACAGCCTACGAAGTGCAGACGCTTGAGCAAGCCGCTTCCCGCATCTTCCAGAATAAGATTACGCACTTTGAGATTGAATGTATTGAAGACGTGCTTAACAAGATGTTTGAGTCGGCTCGTAGAAACATGGATGGCGCAGACTTAATTCGAGTGATTGACAATGACTTGGGCGTAGTTCAATTCATGGAGATTACAAAGAACGACATCACTGCTTCTGGTCAATTGCGTCCCATTGGCGCAAGGCACTTCTCAGCACAAGCAACTGTTGTTCAGAATATTAGCAACTTCTACCAGTCGGCTGTTGGACAAGACCCCTCTGTTAGAGCGCACATTTCCGGCAAGGCAATTGCGCAGTTGTTTGAAGAGTTCTTGGGCTTGGAAAGATTCCAGCTGTTCCAAGAAAACATCCGTATCCAAGAGGATGCTGAAAGTCAGAGTTTGATTCAAGAAGCTCAAATGCAATTGCAAGAGAGAGAACTTACACCAACAGAACCGCAGCTTCCACCTGAAGTTGAGGCTGCAATGAGAGGACAAATGTAATGGGAAGTTACACAGGTGGTAAGTGGCAAAGCCTGCCGGAAAAACTGGCAGCTCAAGCCAAGGGCAGCATGGGCCCACGTTCTCGTGGCGGCAAGCGCGGAGCAAATAAAGATGCTAAAGCTGCTGCTCCAATGGCTGTTCCAGTAGCCAAAGTTACCAAAGCAGTTAAAGCCAAGGCTGCTCCGACAATGACCAAGGGCTCTATGAAGCGCACTGCAGTTCCGAAGGCAGAGATTGCCGTGAAGGACATCAAGCAAACTATTGCCCCGATGACTTCGACAGGCATTGCTAAAACTAAGCGCAACATTAGCGTTGGTGGCTTGGTTGGACGCACTGGTGGCAAGTGGCACTTGGGCAAGAAGGTTGGCAAGGGCTAATGAAGACATCTTGGCTAAAGGGAGCAAAGACTCCCGAAGCAAAGACAGAACGTAAAGCAATTATTCAAGCAGGTATTCCTGCATTAAAAGTATTAAAGGAAATTCTAGAAGACGAACTAAACAATTTGGAGGATAATGAGTTAAAAAGCGATGTATACAATGCGTCCAATTGGGCGTATCTACAAGCCGATATTAACGGCGCTAAACGAACTTACCGAAAGGTAATTGACCTATTACCAATTGAGGAATCCAAATGAGTGATGAAACCCTTTTTGCTGAAGCCACGGCGACCCCTGAAGCTGCAGCAGCCCCCCAGACACAACAGCCGTCCTTACCAGAGGAAGTTATGGCGTTAGTTGGTACTGGAAAGAAGTACGCAACAGTTGAAGATGCTTTGAAAAGTGTTCCGCATGCACAAACGCATATTGCACGTCTTGAACAAGAAATGCAAGAGCTCAGGGAACGGGCTGCACAAGCAAAAGCTATTGACGATGTGTACGAAGCATTAACGTCACGTCAACAGGGAGAGCAACAAGTTACCGCTTCTGCTCCAATTGTAGACGAAAGATTCATTGACGCAGTGCTTGAGCGTAAGCTCGAAGAACAAAAGCGTGCTGAAGAGAAACGAGTTAATCTGAGCAAAGTAAGAGAGTCCCTGACTACCAAGTATGGTGAGAAAGCCGCTGAGGTCTTCAAGAAGAAGGCTGAGGAGCTTGGTATTAATGAAAGCTTTCTAACTGACCTCGCAGCTAAGTCTCCTGTAGCGGCCCTCGAACTGTTCGGGGCTAATGCCAAGGAAAAGGTTGCTACTGCGGTTCCTAGCGGCTCTATCAATCCACAAGCTTTTGTCCAAAACCAACAACCTGCTCCACCTAAAGCTGTAATGGCAGGCGCTTCAACATCTGATTTGTTGAACGCATGGCGAGCAGTTAATCCTCTTAACAATCCATAAGGAAAAAATATGCAACTTACTTCCAATACCTCGGCTTTTATCGAAGCCCAGCAGTATTCGCAGTTCATTCTTGCGAACCTGCACGACGGCCTGCTGCCGTCGACATTCTACCGTAACGTCTCTGACTTTCCGGCTGGTACTACCCTGAACATCAAGGTCGTTGGCGCTGCCACCGTCCAAGACGTTGAAGAAGACAAAGCCGTCACCTACAACCCGATTGACACCTCGACTGTCACACTGGCTATCACCGACTATATTGGTGATGCTTGGTATGTGTCGGACGTGCTGCGTCAAGACGGTGCTCAAATCGAACAGCTGATGGCTATGCGTGGTGTTGAATCCACTCGTGCCATTCAGGAAGACTTCGAATCGAAGTTCCTGAAAGTTGCTGGTATCACTGCCCAAACCGCTGGTAACAAGAACGCCATCAACGGCTTCGACCATCGCTGGGTTGCTGACTCCGCCGCTGACAACAGCTACAAGATGGGCCTGAGCGACTTCATCGACATGAAACTGGCTTTCGACAAGGCTAACGTTCCGCAAGCTGGTCGTATCGCTTTGGTTGACCCTGTTGTGGAAGCTACCCTGAACAAGCTGGCTGGTGTTACCGTCGGTATTGACCGTAACCCGCAGTTCCAAGGCGTTCTGGAGCAAGGCTTTGGTCGTGACCACAAGTTCCTGTTCAACATCTTTGGCTGGGACATCTACACCTCTTCGCGTCTGTCGACCATCACAGCTGCCGAAACAATCACTCACAACGCTGTTGCTGAAACAGCTCCGATTGGCTCGGTTGCTAACGTGTTCATGAACGTGCTTGACGATTCCACCAAGCCGATTATGGGCGCATGGCGTCAAATGCCGAAAGTCGAAGGCGACCGCAACAAAGACTTGGCCCGTGACGAGTTTGTTACTCGCGCTCGCTATGGCTTTGGTCGTCAGCGTCCTGAGTCGCTGGGTGTGATTCTTACTTCCGCATCCAACTACTAATAAGGAGCTTTAATATGACTACTCAAGTTATCAATGGCGTTAAGAACTATTACGGCGCTGTGGGCCGTCACGAAGCCGTGCAAGGCGTTCTGAATACAGACGGCTGCGTGAAAGAAGGCGTTGTGACATTTACTGGTGAAAACTACGCTAGTGTTGCGTTCAGCCTTCCGGCTGGCGCTGCAATCGTGGGTAAGCCGATGGTTGAAATCACCGAAGCCTTCGTGCTTGGTGGTACAAACCCGACCATCAACATCGGTGTCTCTGGTTCGCACGGTACTAACTACCTTGCCGAAATCAGCGAAGCCAACGCAGAAGCTCTGGGCACATACGCCTCGGCTGCTCCGGCTGGCACACTGGCTGTTGACACCCCGCTGGCGGCTGCTGCCAACATCGTGGTGGCTCTGGACGGCACACTCCCGACCGTTACCGCTGCTGGTCAGTGTAAGGTTGTGTTCCAGTATCGCGTCATCTAAGTAGTAAATCGAGGGGCTGGGATTGGCCTAGCCCCTCTCTTACAGGAATTAATGCCAAATGGCTAAAATGACTCTGCTTGATGTTGTACAAGAAATTCTGTCCGACATGAACTCGGACAATGTAAACAGTATCAACGATACTATCGAAGCGCAGCAAGTTGTACAGATTGCAAAGCGCACATATTTTAACATGATTAATGAACGCATCTTGCCGCATACGGCATCGTTCTTTAATCTGACAGCTCTCGTCAATCCTGCAAAGCCCACACATGTCCGTATTGAGGATAATGTCATTCGGGTGGAGAGCATTAAATACGACTGTCGTAAAGACCTAGCTGACCCCATAGACCCCAAAGAGCTAATCTACTTGGCTCCAAAGGAATTTGCTGACTTTGTCATGCAGCGCAATCCTAGCTCTCCTAATGTGGAGACAGTGCTTGATGTGCTTCCTTTGTTCATCATCAACAACGCAGCTCCGACATATTGGACTTCGTTTGATGATAAGACAATCGTTATGGACAGTTATAGTTCGGCTATCGAGTCTACAATCCAAAGCTCTAAATGTTATGCCTATGGCGAACGTGAGCCTGTGTGGAGCAGCACCGACCAATTCATCCCAGACATCCCCGCTAAGATGTTCCCCTACTTTGTCAACGAGACAAAGAGCGTGTGCTTCTACACAATTAAAGAAGCTCCGCATCAGAAGGTTGAGCAAGCTGCTGATAGACAGCGCAAGTGGCTCTCTGGTGAGAAGTTTAGAGCTGGCGGCAAGCGCATCACCTACCCACACTACGGCAGAAAATAATGGCTTCTAATAGAGACTTTGTAATTAAGATGTCTAACACATCTTCTAATCGTGTTGTTGCTTATGAGGGAACGTCTGGTGATGTTCCTTGGCAATTGCAAGGAGAGTATACAAACACAACTCTTGCAAAGAAGGCAATTGAACGCTATCTGGCAGAAACCAAGCCAGAGTCGGAGCAGAAGATTAAAGTGGAAGAAGTAGCCCCTATCGGAGAGACAAGTGGCAATTCAAAACGCAAACAAAGAGTATAATACATTTGCAAAAGGCATTATTACAGAAGCAAATGCGTTAAACTTTCCAGAAAATGCTTCCATTGATGAAGCAAACTTTGTCCTAAATAGAGATGGTAGCAGACAGCTGCGCCTTGGTATGGACTTTGAAGCAGGATATACAGCCACAGCCGTGCCGTCCATGACGAGTGCGGCTATTGGTGTATCTAGCCATGAGTGGATTAATGCTGGCAACACAGTGGCAAATCAGTTTGCGGTTGTTCAAGTTGGTGATAAGTTGCTTGTGTATAATGCTGCAGCAGCCTCGATGAGCTCTAGCCTTCTGGCTACCATTGATGCTTCCAGTGTTATTGTAGATGAAACAAGAGAGATTCAGAGTGCTTGTGGCATGGGCTTCTTCTTCTTTACGTCAGGAAGCGGCGCTCCTGCAGTGCTTGAGTATGTCGGCACTACAGTGACTATGCGCACGATTGACATTAAGATTAGAGACTTCTTTGGCGTATACGATGGCCTCAAGATAGATGAGCGTCCCCCAAGCCTGTCGGATGCCCATAAATACAACTTGTTTAATCAGGGCTGGGACTTAACAAAGGCCAACGCAGTAGACACCAATAGAACCACCTTCCCATCTAATGCGGAAATTTGGTATGTGTCTAAAGACAGCAACGATGACTTTGCTGCAGGCAAGTTAAGCAAGCTAGACTTCGGAAGCTCTGCTGCTCCCAAGGGTAGATATATCATAGATGCCTTTGCAAGAAGCTCTAGTCGCACATCGCTCAGCGGCGTTACAGTTCCTACAGACACAGAGAACTCTCGCCCAGCCTGTGTGGGCTTCTTCCAACAGCGTGTGTTCTACTCTGGGCTTGATGGCAAACAAATCAGCGCAACAGACACAGCTCCTTCTATGCAAGGCTTTGTGTTCTACAGCCGAATCATTAGAACTCCGCAAGACTTCGGGCAGTGTCACTCAGACGCTGACCCTACAGCTGAGATTGACAACAGCGTGGCAGAGCCTGATGGTGGCTACATTAACATCCCAGACAGCGGAAAGATTTATAAGCTTGTTCCGTTGAATGACGTGATGTATGTGTTTGCTCAGAATGGCGTGTGGGCTATTGCTGGTGGTGACTCTGGCTTCAATGGCGTAGAGCAGCAGGTGCAGAAGGTTACAGACTTTGGCGTTGTCAGTGGCAACAGCATTGTTAAGACAGAAGATGCTGTCATGTACTGGAGCAAAGCTGGTATTTACTATCTGGGACAAAGCGAGCAGGGCTTTGGTGCAAAGAACATTTCCCAAGCCACAGTGCAGGGTTTGTTCGTAGCGCTTCCTAAAGCGAACAAAGAATATGCAACAGGCAATTACGATGCCGTAAATCGCACAGTTAGATGGCTGTATTCGACAAGCCTGACCTTTGATGGTGTGTCGTACAAGTATAACTTTGACACAGAGCTGATTCTGGACGTTGTGCTTGGTGCATTCACAAAGAATAGCATCACTCCTTTAACTGGGGCATCCCCCTACCTTGCTGGATATATCACAACTCCAGACCTGATTAGTGCCGCCGACCTTGGTAGTAGCATTACAAAGTATTTGGTGTTGTACTATGAGGCTGGCTCCAGCATCCCCAATGTAACATTTTCACACTACAGAGACGATGGGTTTGTAGACTGGAAGAGCTTTAATGGTGTGGGCAGATACTTCGAAGCCTACCTGCTGACAGGGCATGAGACGCTTGGAACCTCGATGGTTAATAAGCAGGCTCCGTACATCATTACGCATTTCAAACGCACTGAAGACATCGTGGAATCCGTAGGCTCTGGTGGTGCTGTGGAGTATGACGACCCAAGCTCCTGCATTCTGCAGAGCCGATGGGACTTCTCTGATAGCGCGACAAGTGGTAAGTGGGGCCCAGCTACGGAAGTGTACCGACTGAATAGGGCGTTCATCATGCCTGTAGCCGGACAGCCTATTGACTATGGACATAGCGTTGTAACTACAAAGAACAGACTTACTGGTAGAGGCAAGGCACTGTCGCTTAGATTCAGTAGTAGCGATGGAAAGAACATGCACATCTTAGGGTGGGCGATTCGATACTCTGGCAATACGGTGGTTTGATGAATATTGTTCCATTTAATCTAGAGCATTACGAAGACTGCTGGTTAATGGGGCTTCAGTTCTTAGAGACAACGCAATACAAAGACCAAACTCCAGACAAGGCATCTGTCTATTCTACTTTCAATCAATGCAGGGCTTCTAAGCTGTCCTTCGTAGCTGTTGATGAATACGACAATCCAATAGGCATGATTCTTGCTGTAAAAGATATGCTGTGGATTAACCATTCGCTAACTAGAAGCCAAGAGGTTATGTGGTGGGTGGATGAGGACTATAGAAACACAACCGCAGGAATGCGCTTGATTAAGGCATACGAAGCTGCTTGTAAAGAACAAAGCCTTCTGTACACAGGAATGAGTCTTCTTAGCACATCTCCAGAGCAACTAAACGATTGGCTAGACCGAAAAGGATATGTTAAAGTGGAAACAAGTTTTATTAAGGAGAACACATAATGGCTGTAATTGCAACGGCAGTAGCAGCAACCGTAGCCGCTGTAGCGACTGTTGGGCAAGCGTATGCCGCAAATAAGGCTGCAGGCCAACAACAGAAAATGGCTAACATTCAGAATGCCCGTGAGCGTGTGCAGGCTTTGAGAGCCATGCGTGTTAGACAGCGTTCCCTTGAAGCACAGGGCGTTGCATCTGGAACTGCTGGTGGCAGTGCCGTCACTGGGGCTATGGGAGCCGCAGCCAGCTCTACAGCGGGTGCTATTGGCTATCAGGGAGCATTGCTCGCTAATGCCCAGCAAATCACTAACTGGAATAACATGGCTACTGGCTTCGGTGCATTAGCGTCTGTGGCTGGAACAATTGCCCAATACCCGAATATGTTTAGTGGTGGTGGCTCGAAAGCGCCTGCCTCAGTTCCAGCG